GAAGATTCGCAAGCTAATAGTTTGTGGGGATCGGGTGAGATGATTAATCAAGTTTTGCAAGGAGTCATCCACTGTTTTTCAAATTCAGAAAACGAACCTTTAATTAAATCTATACAATCGGCATTAAATAATGCTGGGATTAGTTGGCGTTTAAACTCAGTACAATATGAACACGATACTAAAATTATACATACTGAATGGGTATGGGAAATAGTAGTGGACGTGTAAAATGGCAAAAGCAACTTTAACGGCATCAGAGGATTTTACATTGAAGTTATCCCGCTGCGCTACAGACCTTGAATTTATAGCAAAAAAAGCTATATATGCAGGGGTAAAGATTGTTGCGGATACTATGAAAATAAATCTTGAGGGTATTTTAAGCGATGAAGCAACAGGTCAATTAGTAAAAGCCATGGGCGTTACACCTATTAAATTATTAGGGGGTGAATGGTCTGCGCACGTCGGATTTGATGGATACGACTCGAAGGGTGTTGCATTTCAGTTAATTGCTAGATGTTTGGAATCAGGAACTAGCAATATGCCAGCAAAACCATTTGTCAGGAAAACATTCAATCAGACAAGGAAAAAAGTTGAAGAAGAAATGAATAAGGTTATAGAAGAAGAAATGGGAAAGATATTTAACTAAGGCATTCAAAAAGAGTGCCTATTTTATTAAAAACAAAGGAGAACAATTATGATAAACAGTACACCAACAGGGGTTAAAAAATTAGTATACGCAATTATGACAGACGAAAAGCTGGAAACGTATGGCACTATCAAATCAGCACCACCTCTCATCAACATAAAAGTTGCACCAAAGAATGATACAGCAAAATTATATGCTGATAATCAGGTCGTTGATGTTCAGACAACCTTAGGCGATATTACGTGTGACTTTGAAACTCAAGATATGCCTCTCGAAATTCAAGCCGATTTTTTTGGTCATATTTTAGACCCAATCACTGGAGTTATGCATTACAACAAAAACGATAAAGCACCGTACATGGCGCTGGGGTATGCTAGGACAAAAGCGAATGGTGGGACTCGATGCGTATGGTTAATGAAAGTTAAATTTGAAGAAATATCTGAAGAGTCAAAAACGCAAGAAGATAAAATCTTATTTCAAACACCGCATACTACAGGCACAGCAATAGCCAATAATGTGGGGACGTGGAAACATACATCCGATACCGATTCGGGAACATCCCCAGCGGGATTGACATTTTTAGATACTGTACCGGGAATTAGCATCATATGAAGTTAAAACTAGGGAGTAAAACTTATTACACAAAAGAATTGACATTTGGGCATTTATACAAAGCAAACGAATTTAGAAAATATATAAGCGACGGAGGTACTCAAGGTGAAAATCCTCTTAGCGAACTCGATAAATGCGCGGAATATTTAGTTGAATTATTTAATGATCAGTTTACAGTTGACGACGTTTATAAAAAGTTACCACTTCAGGGCTGTCTTTTATTAATTTTAGACTTGGCAAACAAAGTACAAGAAGAGGCATCAAAGCAATTAGAAATAAAAAACGTTCCAGCGGTGAACTAAACAAATTAGTCACCATAGAAGATTTTATTTATAGTTTTTATATTGAAAAAATGAAAATTGGGTGGAGTATGGAAAAGATAGATCTAACACCAATTAAACGGTATATGAATTTAATTGAATACGTGTCAGAAAAAGAATTTATTTCAGAAATGCAAGGGTTAGATGATGTGGGGCTATAGCCTTGCATCATCTATATTTAATCGGAAAGGAGGGAGAAAATGGCAACACAAATAGGCTTAAAATTAGCGATCGATGGAGAAGCGGCATTCAGGAAATCCATTAACGACATTAATACTAGTTATAGTACATTAAAGTCTGAAATGGCAACCGTGACAAGCGCTTTTGAAAAAAATGATAAATCACAGGAAAATTTGACAAAGCAAAATGCTGTGCTTAATAAACAAATTGATCTACAAAATCAAAAAATAACAGAAACAACTTCGGTATTAGAAAAATCAGCTGCGAAGTATGGAGAAAACAGCAAAGAAACTCAAAGCTGGCAAAGGGCTGTTAATACATCAACAACGGAATTGAACAAATTAGAACGACAGTTAAAAACAAATAACAGTGTTATAGATGAAGGTACAAAACACACCGGTCTGTTTGGGACAGCAATGCGGAATATAGGGATTGATTCTGGGGCTGCTAGCGCTGTAATAGGTGGTACCGGAATTGCGGCAGGTATGTTTTTAAATGGAGCAATAAAAAGCGCAACTGACGCAGAAAGTGCAACTAGAGGATTAACAACACTAATTCAAAATCAGGGCGAAACATCTGCGCAGGCGTCGGGAGATGTTTCGAATTTTACAAGCAAAATAAAAGAGATGTCAAGTTATTCAGCTGGAGAAGCAAAAGAAGCGCTTACAACATTAGCAAATAAAGGGATTAGCGCTGGAGATTCCATAAAGTATGCCGGTACTATTGCTGATGTTGCGGCGGCACAAAACATAAGCCTTTCTAGCGCAGCTGATTTGGTTGCAAATGCCTATAACGGTAAGGCAAGAGCCTTGACAACTTTAGGCATTTTAACAAAAGCAGAAGCTAAACAGTTAGGAAATACGGAAACTGCTACAATCACAATGTCTGATGTGCAGGAACGGTTGAATAAACGATATTCCGGATCTGCTCAGTCTGATTTGAGTTCATATTCTGGACAATTAAAAGTTATGCAAAATCAAATGGGTGCAACACAAAAAGCAGTTGGTGATGCAATGCTCCCAGTTTTAGGGGAAATGGCTAAAATAATGGGTAAAGTTCTAACCCCAATTGAAGATTTTATCACAAAAAACCCAAAACTTGTGGCAGGTGTAATGTTGCTTACTTTTGCTATTGGTACGGTAGTTGCTGCCGTTGCGTTGGGGAATTTTACGATTGGAGTCATGACCCCAATCTTAACAGTGGCCGCGGAGGCAATTGGGCTAACAGGGATATCCGCAGGATTAGCAGCACCGGCTGTTGGAGCATTAGGTGTAGCATTCGATTTGTTAACTGGGCCAATTGGTTTAGTTTTGTTAGGTGTTGGGGCATTAGCTGCTGGTATTGCTTTTTTATGTTCAACATCTGATGAAAATACAGATGCTACAGGGAAACAAACAGACGCCACAGGCAAACAAATCGACGCCACAGGCAAACAAATCGATGCTACAGGAAAAAACATCGATGCTACCGGCAAACAAATCGATGCCACAGACCAAAATATAGAAGCAAATAAAAAATATATCGACAGCAATGAAAAAGTGTTAACTTCAATTGAAAATGATATTACTTCCAGACAAACTGCACAGGCTACAGCACAGGGAACGATTGACACCACTCAAATTTTGGCGGATAAGATATATGATTTAGCTGGAAAACAAAACAAATCATCAACTGAATTATCAGAGTTAAACATTATGATAAAAAAATTCAACGAATTAATGCCAACAGCAACCCTACAATTAGATGATCAAACAGGGTCATTGGATAGAACGAAAGAAGAAACAGATGCACTAATTGAATCAGAAAAAAAACGCATCGAGTTAACTGTAGTTGTAGACGCAATGGTTCAAGTCAAAAAAGATGAATTAGAAATAGCCAGACAAATGCATGCCAATACTCAGGATTTAGTAGACATTGAAACGAAACACAAAGGAATAATTGACGAAATAAATGCGTCAATGCAAGACGGAGCAGAAAAAACACAAAAATTGGCTGATGAAAATAAAGCATATGGTGGAGAGTTAGACGGACTGAAAAAACCATTTGATGATGCAAAAGATAAAATGAAAGAGTTACAGACACAAGAGGATGAATACAATAAATTTATATCAGATCCAACCGCTTTTGACGAATATGTTAAGAATACTGACAAAATTCCAGAGGCGATGGGGGTTGCTATAGCAACTGTAGATGGAGCGCTAGCAGCTAATGACAAAGAAACTGCTGCCCTATCTGAGAAGACAGGGAAAGATCTGGCTACAGGAGTTGCGAAAGGGGTTGAATCGGGAGCGCCAGAAGTAAAAAAAGCAGGCGCGGATACGTATAGCATTGTTAATAAAACTATCGAGCCATTAACGGGAGATGCAACAGATATTGGGACACAAACAAGTGATAACTTAGCATCTGGGATTAATGATTCAGCGCCAGGAGTAAATAATGCTGCTTTGGGTATATATGGAAGTGCTACCGAACCACTAACCCCGCTTGGAGAGTTCGGGAAAAAAACCGGGGGAGAACTTAACACTGGGTTACAAGACGGAATGGGAGATAAGACTGGAATCGATGAAACCATCGGAGGTATTGTTACTTGGGTTATTGATACATTCCACAAATTATTTGATATTAATTCCCCATCTCGAAAAACGCATCAAATAGGTGTCCACGTCATCACAGGATTGCTGAATGGTATGAGCAGTCTAGATGTTGGTAAATTTGCAGGGAATTTGGTAAATGATTTATTAGAACAATTTAATGCTGGAAAAGTTTCAATCATGAAGATCTTAGAAACAATGGGAAGCGATGGATCAGCGTTGTTAGGGAAAATGGGGATTCAACTCCCAAACATTGCTGGTGGCAATTTTGATATATCATCCGTTGGGGGTGACGCAGTAGGTTGGTTAAAACAGGCGATGGCAATCACTGGGCAAACGGGCGACGATAATTTATCACATCTAGAAAACATCATGATGAATGAGTCTGGTGGAAACCCAAACGCAATAAATCTATGGGATTCAAATGCAATGGCTGGGATTCCATCAATGGGGCTAATGCAGACCATTCAATCAACGTTTGACAGTTATTCACTCGGTGGGTCAATTTGGGATCCCGTTGCAAACGCTGTGGCCGCAATTAGATATATGATTGCAGCCTATGGTTCTATTGCAAATACTGGAACACATGGGTATGCGGGAGGTACAAATTATGCAGACCCGGGGGTTCATCTTGTCGGAGAATTAGGCCCTGAACTTATTAATTTTAGGGGTGGCGAAACCGTCACAACGGCAGCGAAAACGGATGATATTATTAATAATTCAAATAGCTCGAATCAGACAAATCAGCCAGCTGTTATTAATTTAGTATTGCAAAATGGGAAAATAATAGCGGAATATTTAATTGATGACATAAATAATATGCTAGGAGTAAAATCGGGGTTAGCTGGGAGGGGTATGGCTTGAACAGATTGGATGTAGACTTTAACGGAAAAACATTATTTAATGATTTTGACATTATTGTATCTAGTTTTGAAATTTCTCCTCCTGAACCGAAATTAACTATATTAGAAATTCCCGGGACGTCGGATGTTATTGATTTATCCGAAGCGATAAGCGGGGATGTAGAATATAAGCGGCGGAAAATAACGATAGCAACTTCGGTTGCGTGCGGGAGTGATATTGCTTATAGCCGTTATTCAAAACTTGCTAATTATGTTCATGGTCAAAAAATGAAAATAATTAATTTAAAAGACAGCGCTTTTTTTTGGACAGGAAGAGTTGCAATTGATAAATTCGAAAGAAAATTTTATGGTGGGTTGCCAACTATCTCTGCAACAGTCGATGCATACAAATATGAAAATCAATCATCATTGACCCCGTGGATTTGGGATCCGTTTAGTTTTTCAGACGGTATAATTAGGGACTATTTTAATCTACCAGTTCCCGGGTCATTAACAATCACTGGACGGAGAAAAAGAGTGTGCCCTAAGTTTATTTGTACTACAGCAATGACGGTTACATATTTGGGTAACACATACCCGCTGCCAATCGGTACAATCACCGTTCCTGATATATTCTTAGGCGAAGGTGATCATTTATTAACGTTTGGGGGGATTGGGACTATTAACGTTGATTATCAGGGGGCATCATTATGATTGTTAGTTATAATACTCAAATAGAAAATATAGGTTGGAATTTACCAGTGACCGACGGTGCCACCTCGGGTACGACCGGTCTTGGGCTTAGAATGGAAGCAATAACAATTTCGTTATTGGAATTAAACGGGCTTGGGCTTGCATTGGAATATCAAGCATATGTAGAAAATAATGGATGGATGGCATTGCAGACAGATGGCGGAATTGCTGGAACCGTTGGACTGGGGTTAAGACTTGAAGCACTAATGATAAGATTAACAGGTTTAGACTGTAAAAAATACAGCATTAAATACCGTTTGCACGTTGAAAATATTGGGTGGCAATTATGGAAAATGGATGGAGAGATTGCTGGAACAATGGGCGTAGCGTTACGGGCTGAAGCTGTTGAAATTAGAGTAGAACTAATAAAAGACAATGTAATTGGAATAATCCCGGAAGCTAATATTATAGATACTATTACTGGGATTCCTATTAGTAATACACTATGTGCCAGTTATGCTACTCACATTGAAAATATTGGATGGCTAAGAGATGTAACTGATGGTCGGCTAAGTGGTCGAGTAGGACAAAGTTTAAGGATGGAAGCAATTAGGATTTCATTATTAAACTTAAATGGTTTAAATTTAGGAGTTGCTTATTCTACGTCTGTTGAAAATACTGGATGGACGACGGAGGTATACAACGGTCAAACATCTGGGACAACAGATTTAGGGCTTCGTTTAGAAGCTATAAAAATACATCTAACTGGAACCGATGCGGGGAATTATTCTATTTGGTACCGAGTCCATGTGCAAAATGAAGCATGGCAAGATTGGGTTCGTGATGGTGAAGTTGCGGGAACTGTGGGTTTAGCATTACGAGCTGAGTGTATTCAGATTATTATAACCTTAAAGTCTGACAATCTAATCAGAATACCGGGGCAATTGCCTCTTCTAGGAATTAATTATAGCACTCATATCGAAAACTTAGGATGGACAGCATACGTAAAAAATGGTCAAAAATCTGGGACGACTGGTCAAGCTTTGAGGATGGAAGCGATTAAAATAAAACTTTCATCATTAGATTCTCTTAATATCGGTGTTACTTATCGAACACAAATAGAAAATCAGGGGTGGGGATTATGGGTAACCGATGACATTATATCTGGTACCACCGGTTTGGGGCTGAGATTAGAAGCGATTGAAATAATGTTAACCGGAATCGATGCAATTAAATATACTGTTAAATATCGAGCTCACATTGAAAATATTGGGTGGGTTGATTGGGCACAGGATGGCGAAACATTAGGAACTGTTAATCAATCGTTAAGGCTTGAAGCTATCAGTATTGTTTTGGTTAAAAAAAATGAATTTGTTGGGATTGTTACAAATGAAGTCAAAAACAAAGCTCCATATTTACAAATTTACGCCGCTGACTTTCCGAGAAGCGAAGTCTTAATACACGATATAAGAACCGACTTCCGTGTATTAAATCCAAAATTAACTGAAGGAATTAACAAGGAAAGCGGGTTTAAATTTACAATTGATCCAACGCATGAATGTTATAATTCTCTTCGCAAAATGTATACAACTATTTATGTTTATGAAACATATTCAAATTTGCGAAGTGAAAAGATATTTGAGGGTAGAATTTTAACAGACACCGAAGATTTTAATAAAATGCGGGTAATAACTTGTGAAGGAGAATTACATTATCTGTTAGATAGTATCCAGAGACCAGCCAAAAACGAAAATTTAAATATTGAGCAATGGTTAACGATGGTTTTGGATTGTCATAATCAATCAGTAACCCAAGATAAACGGTTATACATGGGGATTTGTACAGTATTAAATACGAGTAATGATGCTTTGCGTGAAAATGACTATGTGAACACATTAGAATTAATTAACACAACATTGTTGAAAAATATTGGTGGAATTTTACAAATAGAGCAGATTGGTAGCATTAAATTTTTAAATTATTTAGAAAATTTCGGACGTGTGAATTCTCAACCTATTGAATTCTCTGTAAACTTATTGGATTATTCAAAAATTATTGATTCAAGTGGAATTATTACAGCCCTGATACCATATGGAAATGAAATTGAAAAAAGGAAGCTGGATATATCGTCAGTAAATAATGATTGCGATTATATTTATAACGAAGTAGCGGTAAATGATTATGGATGGATCTTTGGATATAAAGAATTTAAAGGTGTCACTAACGCTTCAACATTATTACAATCTGCAAAAGACTATTTGTCTGAAAAATTGCATGAAAGCACGTCATTAGAGTTAACAGCCTTAGACTTGAGTGAAATTAATGTAGATATTGAAAAATTTCAAATTGGTGATATGGTACATTGTATTTCTAAACCGCACGGGGTTGATACATTTTTATCGGTGAGTAAAAAAGAAAGAAATCTAGATGATAAAGGTAAAGATAAAATTGTACTCGGTGGTGTAACTCAGTCGTTAACTGATCGAATATCAGGGCCGTTAGGCGGAGGTATTATGGGTTTTCAAACGTCAACAATAAATTCATTAAAAAATATGGAGTTTACTAGTAATGAATTAGCCTATTCAATTAAATTAACGGATACTAAAACAGATGCAAACACGACATCTATAAACGCAGCAGAATTAAAAATAACACCAGAGGCAATTACGGAAACGGTTACCAGTAGTACAAAATATACTACAGACTTAGGATCAAAAGCAAGTACCACAGATTTAAGTATTTTAACTAGTAGAGTATCAGC